GTTACAACTGCAAAGATTACAGATGCAAACGTAACTACAGCTAAGATAGCAGATGACGCAGTTACAGCAGATAAGATTGCAAACTCTGTTAACTCAGCGATTGCAGCTAACACAGCTAAGACGACTAATGCTACTCACACAGGAGACGTTACAGGTGCAACATCTTTAACAATCGCTTCTGGAGCTGTAACTACAGCTAAGATTGCAGACGATGCAGTTACTACAGCTAAGATTGCAGACAACGCTGTAACATTTCAACAACTTTCTAGTAACACAGTAAAAACTGGAAATATTGAAGGTGGTGCAGTTACTACAGATAGAATTGCAGACGATGCAGTTACAGCAGCTAAACTTGCTAACACATCAGTAACAGCAGCAAGCTATGGATCATCAACATCTATACCTTCTATTACTGTCGATGCACAAGGTAGAATCACAGCAGCATCTGGTAACACAGTTAACACAGATCTAGTTGGTGACACATCACCACAGCTAGGTGGCCCGTTAGATTGTCAAACTCATAACATTAGTTTGTCAGACAGTTCGGGTACAGCAAGTGGTTGTGTTACTTTAGGTAATGGTGATGATTTTCGTATAAGACACACAGGTTCTCATTCTGAAATAACAGACGAAGGTACAGGAGATTTACGTTTAGGTGCTAGTAGAACAGTAATAGGTAATGCTGCCTTTAATGAAACACAAGCAATGTTCATACAAGACGGAGCAGTAGAGCTATATCACGACAATCAAAAAAAATTAAACACAACTGGTGGTGGCGTGGTTGTAACTGGCGACTTTAATGCAACAACTAGTATTATCAGTGGTGAACATTTAAAAGTAACTACAGATACAGGAAAGATTTATGCTGGAGCATCAAATGACGCTCGTATGTACCATGACGGATCAGACAGTTATTTTGATTCTGTAACAGGTCATCTATACTTGTATAATCATGCTAGCTCTAAAGCCATAGTATTTGGTACACAGGGTAACAACAGATTTCAAATATCAGATAATGGTCATTTAATACCATCAGCTAACAACACTTACGATTTAGGTACATCATCATATCGTTGGAGAAACATTTACACCAATGACCTTAACTTATCTAACGAAGGGTCATCTAACGATGTTGATGGTACATGGGGTAACTGGACAATACAAGAAGGAGAATCAGACTTGTTCTTAAAAAATAACCGTTCTGGTAAGAAGTACAAATTTAATTTAACGGAGGTATCATAATGGCTATTCAATATGGAGATGGTACTAACTCTAACGGTAGTTCTAACGGTGGTCGAATAGTACAATGTCTAACTTCTCACAAATCTGGACACACAAGTCATACTGGACAATCTTGGTCAAGCAACGTAGGCGGTCTTACACAAGCTATTACAATGAGCGACAGTAATAATAAAGTATTAATTATTTATCAAATAAGCATGAGTGCAGCACCAAACGTATATTCTGGTCAAGCACGTTTGGTAAGAGGTACTACAGCTTTAGGTCAAGGAGTTGCTGGTACAAGTAATCAAATTGTTGCAAATAATGCTTTTTTTACAAGTTATGATAGTTACTCAGGTTATGGTTCATACTCTTTATCTAATGGGTTTTTAGATACTCCGGGTTCTGGTACTCATACTTATGCTATACAAATGAGAAGTGGTTATGCTAACTATGCTGTCTGGTGTAACAGATGTTATACAAACCCTAATTATAATAATAATGCTGGTACATCATCTTACATAACACTTTTTGAAATCGCACACAATTAACTATGGATCACGAAGCAATTAGAAAAGCATACCCAACTGTTGTAACTATAGACGATGACAGTAATGCAATTTTAGATGGAAATGGCACTTCAGTTAGTGTTGAGCAATCAAAAATTGATGAAGCTAGAGTTACACTTGACGCAGAGTATGCAAAAATAAAATACAAAGAACAAAGACTTTTAGAGTATCCAAATTGGAGTACACAACTTGATTACATATACCACAACGGACTTGATAAGTGGAAGACAGATATAGTCGATCCTGTAAAAGTTAAATATCCTAAACCAGAATGACATTAACACAAATAAATAAGGCTGGTTTAGACGAGTTAGCTCTGGATCATGTTTTTACAATAGGTGCGAGTGGCACAGATCATTACACCTTTCAAGGAGAGGGTCTTAACGGAACAGTTAACGACCCCACACTTTACCTAACAAGAGGTAAAACATATAGGTTTGAGAACGGCACAGGTGCTCATCCTATACAAATACAAAGCGTAGCTGGAGCTGGTGGCTCTGCATACAGTACTGGCGTTACAAACAACGCTGGTAGCGGTACAGTCATAGTTGAAGTACAACATGATGCTCCTGATGTGCTTTATTATCAATGTACATCCCATGCTAATATGGGTGGTACACTATACATTGCTGGTGCGTTAGCAGACGGTGGTGTAACTACAGCTAAACTGGCTGACGATGCAGTTACTGACGCTAAACTTGCAAACTCGATCAACACAGCAATCTCAGCTAACACAGCTAAAACAACCAACGCTACTCACACAGGCGACGTTACAGGTTCTACATCTTTAACAATCGCTAATAATGCAGTAACTACTGCTAAAATAGCTGCTGATGCAATAAATCATACTAAGATAGCTGACGATAGTATTGGTGCTGAACATATAATTGATGGTTCTGTTACTACTGCTAAGATAGCTGACCAAGGTGTAACACTAGCCAAACTTCCACATGGTGATGGCAGTAGTGATGGTAAGTTCTTACGAGCAAACAACGGAGCAGATCCTAGCTTTGAAACAGTTTCATTACCAGATGCTGACAGGATAATAGAAGGCAACTCTTATGCAGAAATCTTAGATACCGGTAATAATGGTATATTTAGATTTTTACCAGAAGGTATAGAAAAATTTAGAATTCAAACTGATGGGAACGTAGGTATAGGTACAACAAGTCCAGCCTTTAAGCTTGATATTACTGGAACGGGGACAGCAAATGGGTCGACATTAAATATAACTGACGCTTCTTCAAGTGCTGATAGTCGTCATATAAAATTAACACGATCTTCAGCAGCAGCCTACATTGGAGTTGCTGGAAGTATTCCTAATGATCCATTTTTTATTAGTCGAACTGGTAATAATAGCGATTTAGTTATAAATTCGTCTGGAAAAGTAGGTATAGGTACAGCAAGTCCAAGTCAAAAACTCCATCTAAAAGACACAGCACCGATGGCACAAATTGAGTCATCAAGTTACAGTTCTTTTGTTGGAACAGCAGAAGCAAATGACAATATAGGTAATGGCACTAAGGCTGGAAACTTAGTATTAAGAGGTCAAACTGGTATATCTATTAGTGGTAATGGTGGTACTGCTACCCAAGTAAAAATTGACGCAGATGGATTAAAATTTGGATCTGACACCGCAGCAGCCAACGCACTTGACGACTATGAAGAAGGAACTTACACTCCAACCGATCTAAGTGGTGCATCACTAAGTTTAACAAATAATAATACAGCCAGATATACAAAAATCGGAAGAATGGTGTATGTTCAGTTTGATATAACTTGGCCGAGTACTTCTAACAATGCTGATGCTAGTTTTACTATACCATTTGCTCTTCAAGTTTCTTATGGTTCAGGTGTAGTTGGATGGACAGATAATGGAAACCCACTTGTCATACATGTTGGTTCAAGAGCCTACGTTATGGATAATAACAATAGCTTAGGTTCTAGTTCTCAACACGCAAAAAATAATGAAATATCAGGTAAAAGATTAATAGGGAATTTCTGGTACATAGGTTAATTTCCTAGACCGAAGCTACGTCTTAAAACTAAGCCTAAACCTGTTTTAATCGGAGATTAATCCTAATGGCATTAGCCGAATCAATCGAATACGACAAAATAGAAGTTGTCGGAACATACAAAGCGGTACAAGTCCGCAAAGCAACAGTCATCACAAAAGATGATAAAGAATTAACAAGAAGTTTTGAAAGATATGTGCTACAAGCTGGTACGTTAGATGGTAATGATGCTCTAGTTGATACTGACATATCAGCAGAACCAGCAGAAGTGCAAGCTATATGTAATGCAGTTTGGACTACTGACATAAAAGCTGCATGGAAAGCAAAACTTATTGCAGATAAGTCAGCATAGTGGAAATACCCACCATAGTATTACCACCAGTAGAGACGATAGAAACAATATCTATACCTTTACCAACAGCAGACGTACCTTCTTACATTCCTTTAGTTGTACCTCCAAGTGATCTTAGAGAACCAAAGGGTACAAAACCTGTAGAAACTGTTGATCCACCTAAACCAACTTTACCACCTCCTTTTCCACCTTACCCTTTACCATCGCCTGATATATTAGTTCCTACAGTTATTACAGCTGTTACAGCAGTGGCAGCTACAACTGTAGCCACACCTATTATACAAGATATTAAAGAAAAAATAACAAAGTTTTTAAATAATAAAATAAAAAAATGGAAGGAACAGAGAAAGAAGAAAAAGGATTCCTCGGTAAAGTAAAAGATATTGCTGAAGACAAGGAACATCAAATAGAATTTCTTGGAACTATAGTACGACTAGGTGTAGTTGTTTGGTCTGGTTTTATTATTACTATGAACTATGTAGAAATACCAATGGTTAAAAAATCTGGTAACTCTGATATCACTTTTGTGGCCAGCGTATTTACTGGAGCTTTGGCCACATTTGGTTTGACTACTGGTAATAAAAATGGTAAAACACCAACCAACTGTCCTATGATGAAAAAACCCGACAAACCAAAAGTATGAAAAAATTACTCATACTCTTAGCACTGGTTGCACCTACAGTAGCAAGAGCTAATACGGTAACTCCCGCCTTTACAACAGGGAGTATGAATAGTACGACTACTACAACTCAAGTAGTAACCGAGGTCGAGCAAATCCAGGTCTTCGGAGCTGAAGTAAACACTTGGTCTGGGTCAAACATCTCAGCAGCAGCTAGTGCTGGTATCGCTGGAGGCGATGTCGTATTTACTGTTACTGACACAACACTACCGTGGACACTAGAAACAACAACCAGAGCAGCTGGTTTAGTAGAGCAGTGGGATACCACAACAAACTATACAATAAACTCTACTACTACATCGCTCTCTGTATTCTCACAATAACACCAGTATATGCAGAAGGAGACACAAACAACTCGTCCAACCCTGTGGCAGCAGCAACAGGAAATGTTACCAATCAGGCTGTGCAATTTCAAAATAACGGAGCACCGTCTAGACAACAATATGGTTCTTCCATATCTTGTAACGGATCAACAATGACGTTTAGCCCTTTTTATATGGGTAACGATACCTCACCGTATGACGATGAAGGTTATGTTATATCAGAGAACTGGGGCTTTCAAATAAACTTTTCAGTACCTTTAGACAAACGTGGTCTTGAACAATGTAGACAGATTGCCAAACGTCAAGAGGAAAAGATGAGATTAGACTATGAGTTAGTTCGTGCTCTTAAATGTGCAGAGCTGATGCAGAAAGGGTTTACAATACGCCCTCAAACACGTGTAGCACACATGTGCCAAGATATTGTACCTATCCAATCATTACTACCTAAGAAAGATGTTAGCACTACTAAAACCAATCGTTTTAACCTTTTTAAAAGGTGACAAGTTTAAGACATTTGTTATTGACCTATTAGAAAAGTTATCCAAAGAAAGCGATAATGACCTTGATGACAAGGCAGTAGAATTTATTAAACGAGGATTAAAAGTTGAGTAAAGTTCAACGTATACCCCGCAGAGCTGGGGAAGATGAGTTTAATGAACTACATAAGTTAGTTACAACCGAACTCATTGCAAGAATACGCAGTGGTGAAGCCACTACTGCTGACTTAAAAGCTGCTTCTGACTGGTTATACAAGAACGACATTACAGGTGTGGCATTTGACACATCACCATTGTCACAACTAGCCGACATTATGCCTAGTGTCGATTTTGATACAGTCCAGAAATCGGTAATTAAACATGGCTCCTAGAAAACTACCACGGAAACAATTAAAACGAAGTGCAAGAAACTACAGAGACAATCCACAATCTAGAGCTAAGAAAAACGCTTACAACAGAAAGCGTAACGCAACACCAGAAGCCATTAAATATAGAGTCGAGCTTAAACGAGCTAGGCGAAAAGCGGGGGCAGAAGGTAAGGGCGGTAAGGATTTTTCACACACTAAATCAGGAAGATTAGTACGAGAATCCCCTTCTAAAAATAGAGCTAGAAATCGAAGCAAAAAATGACACCAGTACTTCCTAACTATAAACATTACACACAAAACTTAATAG